TCCAAGTCTTTGATGCCGTTCTTTGCTCTCCAGCGTGATACGTACTTGATTACGTTGCCCTCGAAGTACCCGATGCCGTTGGCGTGGATGTACTCCACAGGTTGAATGGCTAAGTCTTTGTAGTGGTTGCCTGCGACCTGCACGTCGAGGGCACTCGTACCATTAACGCCATTACTCAACATCTGCTGCATGGCTTCCTCCTCTTCTGTAGTCCAGTTCATTCGATCTCCTCAATGCGTACTCTGACGCGGATTGGTTTGGCTTTGACGTTGCGAAAGTGCTTGATGGTCATGGACGCCTCAAATGCAGGTGCCCTAACCCTCCACAGCATTGGCAAGCCTTCATTGTCCAGCATGAAGCTCCTGCCGCCTGTTTTAACGGCCCATGCTTTGGTATCTCGTTTCATTTCTTCTCCCTCAAACAGCTACATGTCCACCCGCTGCTGTCATATCCGAGGCCGTGGCAGTACGGACAGTGTTCATCTGTGACCGCAGGAGGCACACGGGCAAACAGCTTCTTGATGTAGTCGATCAGTGCTCTCATGTCTTCTCCACAATAGGTGTCATCTTTTTCAAGCGGAACTCTTCGCGGACAAGCGCAATGGCTGCGTCCATATCTTTCAGAGTCACCACCTCCATCTGTGCGTCATGCAGCTCCATGAACTCGTTGAGCGCAGTCATCTCAGCGGCCTTTAAGATAAATCGACCCGACGTAGCGCCACGCGCACCAACAGCACGAAGAGCAAGTAGGCCTTCCTTGACTACGTCGCCGTAGTCCTTGCCGAACCCCATGCGTGCAAAGGCTTCGGTCATGTTGCCCATAGCAATGAGCGTGTCAATGTCATGGCGTGTCGCCGAACCCTTGGTCAGGGAGTCCATCGCTGCATGGTTCTTGATCTTGAGGTCAACCATGAACGACGTGTGTGAACGCACAGGAGATAAGTTCTCCAGCACAAACCCCATGGGGTTAAGTAATACATGCTTGGGCCTGTATTTACTGCGTTTGCGCATGTCACTTCCTGTTCAGGTATTTGATCCAGCACTTAGCGCAGTACCATTTGTCGCGCATCTGCACGCCACCCAAGGACTCTGCATTGCTGCTGCACTTGCCACATGTTTTAAGTTGCTGCGCTCGCGACATCGCCGTCTCCGGGCTCTCTCGGAATGAGTTTGTCGAAGGCAGTCGCGGTGGTTTGGAATTCATCGAGTATCTGTGGGTTGGTTGTTGCAATCCAATTTAGGAGTTGCATGAGGTGCTTGTTGATGGTCTGGAGTTCAGCATTGCGTATCGTTTGGCTGTGAACGCGCATTTGAATCTCGTTGAAGTTGCGGCTCATATCGTCGAACGCTGTTTGCAGCAGATGCACGTTAAGCAGCCCGTTCGTTGCCGGGTTCTCAATTGACTTCAAGTACATGTTCATGCCCCGAAGATTTTCTTGAGTGCGTCGTACAACTCACGGGCTTGCACGATAGACAGTGTGTCCAGAAACTGCGGCACGCTCGTTGTGAGCTTGGCATTATCAGGCACTGGTGCTGGCTTAGGTGTCACCTTTGCAACAGGCTTTTGACTGCGAACATACCCCTTCGTGTAGCTGTTACCAATGGTGAAGTATGCAGACACGCTGGCGTTCTTTTGTGCTTTGATGATGCCGCGCTTGAGGAACTGCACAACCAGCGATGACGACGATGCGTCTTTGATACCGGCCTTGCGTGCTAACTCAAGTAACTGCGATCTCGTGCTCCCGGGGTTGTCCCTGATGATGTTGAAGAATGTTTCTGATACGCCCAAGGAATCTGGGCGAGCTACTGCTGGTGGTAGTGTGATTACTGTCATGGTGTCTCCATCGTCGTCAAATTTAAGGTCTGCGAGTTTCTGCAGTTCTGATTTCAAGTCAGGCATATTCGTTCTCCAGTTCATCAATGATTTCATCAAGCATGTCGTTGGCATGCAGCGATTCCAGTACGGACTCGTCCGAGGTCAGCGCGTCGTACTCAACTTCTAGTCTGTTGTACAGGTCACGCATGTGGCTCTTGAACTCTTCCTCGAACTCATCATTTAGAGCGTCGTAGTTGTAGTCCTGCAAGATAGTTAAGAACACTGCGTCCTGTATCTCTGTCTTGTAAGGGCTGTAGGCATGGACGAACTCGTCCAACTCGGAGTGGCAATAGTCGCTTGGACATGCCATGTCAGAGTAGAACGACGTACAGTTCTCGTGGTAGTAGTGGCCCCGGTGTTGGACTCGGAAGCTCCAAGCCTGTTCAGCCAGCGTTATGAGTGCTGGGCAGTTGCGTAAGATTGATGGCAAGAAGTCTCCCCATGAATACACACGACCCTCGAAACATGCGCCGTCACCTTGTGATGAGAAGCCGCTGAAGTACATGCGCTCTACCTCGATGCCGACCTTGTCCATGTCAGCTTTGAAGTCATCGTAGACTGCGTCCCACCAGTCGGTGTGTTCTGTGTTGTAGTGGCGATGCTTGTCGAGTATCTCGTCTTTCTGGCGCTTGGTCAGAGAATTGAATCTCTCTATTGGTGACATAGTGGTGCATCCTCGTAGTTGTCTGGGTTGAACTTGGGTTCACCCGGTTTGTTAGGAAGTGGCTGCGATGGGAACGGCCATGTCATTTGACTCTCCAATACTTACGGGTAACTTGCATCACCTCTTCTTTCGGTGGAATAGGTGTGGACGCATTACCGAACGGAGGCGTCCAGCCGAAGCGTCTCCATGTGGCTTGCACGTCAGCGCCGCTCGTCCACTTGTAGTCGGGGTGGCCCACGGGGATGGTTGGGTATGTGATCTTGTCTGTCATGGTTTATCTCCTTCTAAAACAGTGGCGGCTTGGTACGCCGCACTCAGCTCGGGACTGGTCTTGTCAACGAACTCAATGAAACGAGTAGCTTTTTCCAGCTCTCTGGTGATGTCGTCTAGCTCATTCTCAAGTTCACGGGCCAGCGAACTCAGCTTGCTAGCCTCCTGTTGGTAGTGCTCGAGCTCTTCTTCAAGCTCCCCTATCTGGTCTGCTAGGCTCATGCTGCTGCTGCCAACTTAGCTGCAATAGCTGCAGCTGTAAGGCCCTCGGTGTCTACGTCTTCAACGATCTTGGCACGCTGTGTAGGACGCTCGAGCTTGCGCTCAAGGCGCTCGATATCATCGCTGTGGATGTACATACGCACACCGGGGAACAGCTTGACTGCCTCGTTGAGGGACTTGCACTTACCAAGGAACGCGACAATGTCTTCCTCTATCTTCTCCCATCGTGCTTCAATGTCCAGTGCGATGATCGCCTCATCCCAGCGCTGAAGCAACTCTGCGCGACCTGCTGTGTCCTCGGGTAGTGCGCGGACGTATTGGATATGCAACTCAGCGTCTGTCTTGCTGTAATAGCTATCCTTGGGCCGAGCGTACGCAGACTTCATGCCGTTGAATCTAACGCTGGTAGTCATGGTACGTCCATCCTCAAGCTCTCCGCTAACAGATATGTTGTGGTCATCTACCTTGCAAAGCCATTCTTTGGGAATCTGACTGAGGAGGTGAACGTGCTTCTCACCCCAGCATCCGATGTTGTACAGTTGACTTGCATCGACTACAGCGTTCTTGTCGATGTTGGGCACATCGCTGTTGCGTTCTGCTCTACGCATATTGCTGATCTTTTGCTTGACGCGATTGATAAGTTCTTTGGTGATACCAACGGTTGCCATGATTAGATTCCTTCTTCAAGTTTGATTAGTGCTGAAACATATACCAACGCTTCTGTGAGCGTTATTGGTTCTTTGAAAGGGCCGTAGCTGGTGTTCGGCACCTTGTTGATTGATACGTTGACGTGCCAGCCTCGCTGGTTGCGTACTACCTGCACGCCAACGGTGTTGCTCCGCTCTACGCGGATGCGTTCACTCTTCTGTATCGGATGTGCCGAGGTGGTCAGCGATTGATTCTCTGAGAGCATCACGTGTTGCCTGTGGTACATCTGCAGCTAGCGCGTCGTAACACTGCTTGAAGATGCCGTTGTATGTGTCGATGAGAGTTTCGAGCTGGTCGATGGGGTTCATGGTTGCTCCAAGGTAAAGTGGATATTGTCGCCGTAAGGAGCCACGATGTCACTAGAGATACACCATACGACTGGATACTCTGGCTCGTTGGCTGTGTTGAAGTCTGTGTAACCGTCGGTGAGGCACACGAACACCTCGGGCTTGATACCCTCCTTGGCGATGTAGTTGAAGCCCTCCTCCATGTCAGTGCCACCGCCACAGTAGAACGTCAGCGCCACCTCCTCGCCCTGCTCGAACACCTCGTGCTTGGCTACGCTAGTGTCAACATACAAGACATGGACACGGGTGGGGTTGCACATAGACACGATGCGTTGTAAGTGGCCGTTGTAGTGGTCAAGCTCGACCTTGGAGATAGAGCCAGACACATCGACTTGGATGACAACCTCGCCCATCTCAGGGGACTTGCCAGTGGATGGAAGATAGCAGTCAACGAAGCGGCGGTTAGGACGCGACCATGTGTAGTCACCACGTGTGAAGGTGGTCATGTAACGCTCGAGAATGTCGTGCCATGGTGTCTGTGTGTCGATGAGGTCAGCGACGATCTTGGCCAGCGCACCGGGCATCTTGCCCTGAGCCTTGGCTGCTTGGGCAGCTTGGGCGATCTCTACGCGAGTCTCGGCGTCGATGCGGTCAGCCTCCTCTGGAGTGAGTGGTGTGCCACGCTCAATCAAGTCATCACCAGTACCACCGGGGCCATGGCCGTCAGGCTGGTCAGGCAGCTTGTTGTAGATGACGTCTACTGTCTCGTCCTTGGAGCCGGGCATATTGACACAGCCCTCGATCTGCTGACCGATGCCAGCATCCTTGAGCATGTCGTTAATCCATGCGTCACCAGCGATGTTCCACTTCTTGGCGTTACGCGCACCACGTCGCAGTGCATGCTGACCGATGACATGGCCGACCTCATGGCACAGCAAGAACACAAGCTCGTCAACAGACAGCTTGTCAACGAAGTCCTTGTTGTAGTAAATCTGACCGCGCTGATCGACAGCAGCAGTCTTGATGGTGTTGTCCTCGATGAGCTTGCGCTTCATGAGGATGGATGCAAAGAACGGATGCTGGGTAACGATTGATACCTTAGCGCGGTCGAGTGTTGTGACTGCCATGATTACTCCTTGAAAGTGATGATATGTATTGGCTCAGTGCCTCTGAGCAGATTGGCTATTTTCTTTGCTTTGTCTTTAAGCTCCTGTGAAGTATGGTCTGCCAAGATTTCTTTAATCTTACGGATTGTTATGTCGTCGTGTACGCTAAGAAAAAAGTTAGGCTCGCAAGCATCAATAGCCGCCATAGATTGAATGTGGCGGCTGTGGTAGTGCCCGTCACGGTAACTTGGGTTCTCAAGTATCCACGCAGTCCAGTCAGCTTGAAGAAGCTCCTTGATTAGTGGAGCTGCCTCTGCAGACATACCTAAAACACGTATGCCAGCATAGTTGGATGTGCTGACTTGCAGACCGTACTTCTCCACTAATGACTCAGCAATCTGGCGTGACTTGGATGACCAGCCGCCTGTGATTACGCGATTCTCAATCATGCGGATGACGCTGTTGCGCATCCTTACACCTAGTCGTTGTGGGTACAACGTCACTGTTGTCTCTGTGCCGGGCATACCAGTGGCACGCCCACGTTCATACAGTTTCATGTCTTCTCCTCAAAGTAATAGGAATCGTCTTTATGCACAATCTTCCCTTTGTTCTCATACACACCAACTAACCAGTCGGCGTACTTGTTGGCTCTGCGTTCCTCATGCTCAGCCCACATCTTTACGGATGCGTTACGCCACAGCAGCACAGCTACTGCGATCATCAGCACATACTCAAGGTCAGTGAAGCTCATGAGAACATCGCCATCTTTGACGCCACGTCTTGCAACTTCTTCTTGGCTTCGTCGCGCTTGTTGGCTGAGCCCTTAATCATCTCCACATCCTTGAGATAACCCTGCGCGGCTTCTTCCAACTCAGCGATATCTGCGAGTAACTCAGGTGTCGGGTTGATTGCCAGCTTGCGTGCCAGTGTGCAGCCGTCGATGACGTTCTCCACTAGGCTGTTGTGGAAGCGTTCACCCTTGAGACCTTGGTACTCGCCCAGCTTAGTCACCAGTGCTTGTATAGGCTTGAGCATGCGCTGCACAGTGTCAGCGTTGGCAGCTTGCGCGGCTTCTTCCTCGGCACGCTTGAACGATGCAACATCATCTTCACTGAGGTCGAACAGGAAGTGCGATGCGTCTGGCATGGGCTGGAATCGCAACTCGGCTGACATGGACATGCGGAAGTCATCAGCAGTGGGGTACTCGGATGCGTTGGCACGCCCAGCGGCATGGCCTGCGTTGCGGTACATCACATCATCTTGCACTAGCTGGTCATACATGGGCATGTATGTGTCGAGCATATTGTCCACCTGAGCGATGCGGTGCTTCATCTCCTGCGTGTACTCCATGTACAAGTCATTGGGCAGGATACGAGGGCCAGCATCTACGTATGGCAGCGTGTTCTTCTTGTGATACTGGTAGACCTCACCATACTTGGACATGATCTCATTGATAGCAGATGACTTGTCCTTGAACAGCTTAGTCAGCACAGTCAGCGATGTATCGCCCTCTTGACGCTGAATCTTGTCTGACAGGTACGCATCGCGCTTGGTGAGTGCTGCGCGACGAAGGGTCAGCTTGACAAGGACTACCTTGTCCGAGAGTTTTGTAGGTGTCATGTTAATTCTCCAGTGTGATGATTGCCACGGTATATGCCTTGGCTGCTTTCAGAGAGCGGAACGTCCTGCTCTCGTCGTTGGTGGTGATGAAGTTGCAGAGCCACTTGCGGTCACTTATCTTGACGATCCATGCCACGCTGATCTTGTAGTCGAAGGCAGAGCCCTCTGTTTTGGGCAAGCACTTCTTAAGGTGGTGCTCTACCCTCCACACAAGGTTGTCGTCCCCGTCGTACTTGCTGGGTTGCAATTCGGGCTCCCATACGTAGCTCATGGGTCTAACCTAACTACAGCCTCTACCCAAGCCTTGGCCTCATGGACGTGCTTGAATTCAGGTATATCCCCTTGGTCTTCAACCCAGTAGCGACGGTCATAGGCCTTCCACCGCATATGGCCACCACCGAAGGCGACTTGCGTGCGCCCAAGGTACTGGATTTCAAACAACCTGCGTAACTTACCTGCCGCATCTACGCCTACGTAATCCCCGCTCAGCGTCCACGTCGCACCGTCATCGCGGGTGTGCCATTTAAGGTCTGTGACTTTCATATGCTTAGCCTCACCATTGCTGTTGTCCATGCCATCGCGTCGTCCTTGCTGCTGAACTTGGGTATGTCCGACTTGGCCAGCGCATGAAGCTCAGGTGACTGCGAGCCGATGTTGACGTGCCACTTGCCCCAGTGCGGTGACTTGGCGTCTGCGTCGTAGGTGACGGTAGCTACTACTTGCTCTTCAGGTTTGCGTGACTGCATTCCGGGGAATACGTACAACATGTCGCGCTTGTAGTAGTACCGATCACCTTTGCGGACGTTCGATGGCACCCATCTGTAGTTGGTATAGGTGCGAGCCATGGGTTACATCAAGACTTCTGCGTTCTTGGACGCCCACTCGACGAAGCTACGTGTGTGCTTGATCGCAGGCTGCAGCTTGATCGCGTCCTTGGTTGCCATGACGTTGAACTCAGGAGACAGGCGACCCAAGTACTTAGACACACGGTCGAAGTTGTCCTTGGTGGATTTACGAGCCAGCGCACCAGTCAGGGCGTACAGCGTTGCAGGGTCTTGGGGTACATCTGAGCCAGCAGGGTCGAGCAAGATACCGTCGATATCAGGCAGCGATTCGTAGATACGCTTGAAGCCAGTGTACTCAGCAGCAGCGCCCTCGCCCACCTCACCAGCGCAGTTGTCGAAGAACAAGCCCTTGTCGAGGCTGTCAGGGATGAGGTTGACACGCTCCCATGCACGAGGCGTAGGGTTAGCGAAGCGATTGGCGTCGAAGTCAGACAACAGGCCGGGACGGAAGCGCAGGAACTGAATCAACACAGGGTCAATGTCAGAGTCAAGCGCCCACTCAGTCCAGTCGTCGATGTTCTCTTGGAAGTCGAAGCGCCGTGTACGGTTGGCCAGCTTGGATGTGATTCGGTTGGCACCAGACTTGTCCTCGGTACGGTTGCCAGTGGCGATGATGAACAACTCGTCAGACAGCATGAGGTTGCCAGCACGACGGTCGTAAATCACGCCACATAAGGCGTTCTGCATTGGCACAGGCGCATCGGACAGTTCCTCCAGAATGAGTGCTGCACGTCCTTGACCTTGGCGCAGGTTGTAGAACTCTTGGGGTGGAACCCAGCGTGTGTACTCGCCAGTGTTGTCAGGTACGCCAAGCACGTCAACAGGGTCACGCAGGGATGCCGTGAACTCCACGATCTTGTCGGGCTCGATGCCAAGCTCAGAGATAACCTCACGAGCACAGGCTGACTTGCCACCACCGGGTGCGCCTAGGATGAATGGGACAACGGCATTGCCACCATCGACACGGAACTGTTCGAGAACAGATGTTTTGATATTGCTGTAACGCATGATGATTCCTTGTGTGTTGAGAGATAGTTATGTAGCGTCTGGATGCCTGCCCCCATGCGTGACGCCTGAACGATGGGGTAGCCGAAATTGGTAATGTATGTATGTCGTCTTACGCGAAACTTACACAGCCACACGTCAACGTGTTAGCTTGTTCAGGGTTAACCCTATAAGGGCTTGTTCCTCAACGTAGCGCTTGGCGGCGTCGATAGTGTTGAAGCTCTTGGGCATAGCGTCTTGGTTGACGCTCCCATATATGTGGGCTTGGTAACTCCCACCACGGTGCATGATGTAGCCCATGTCACAAACAGATGTTGTGTTTAGGTGGCCGCTGAAGGTTAGGGCCTTGATCTTCACTGGCTTGTCAGTGGCGCATCGGTAGTACCCTGAGCCGCAGTCCATCCAGTCGAATTTCATGTGCCCTCCAGCTTCTGTGTCACGTAGTACGTGACGATGTGCGCCTTGGCGTCTTCGAGGTTGTCGAACTTCTTGCTCATCTGAGTTCTGTCGTTGATCTGGGCGATGAACGTGTGGTCCACCACGTTCTCCCTGACGTAACCCATCAGAGCATCGGTCTCAGTGCCCTCACCAGCCAGCAGGTCGTGCCACTTGTAACATTCGTGACCGCCTGTGTAGGTGTCGTCCCATTTCACCCCGGCCTCCATACACGTAAGTCCATGAACAGGATGCCGAACAAGAATACGTACAGCAGTAGTAGCAGAACGTGTCTGAGTTTCATAGTTCCCTCCAACCCGATTCGATACGGGCAATCAGTTGCTGAAATGTGATGCGTTGCAGTGTCCCGAACCCGTCGTCTTGCCATACGGATGGGACTGACCCATGTGCGGTGTGTTTAGTCATGGAGTTTCTTGCCTTCCAGTTTGAGTGTGACGACCATGAGGCTAGCCGTGTCGTTGAGTGGGCTCCATATGATCTCGTCGTCGCTGCACCCTGCGGGCAGGGCGTCGCATATGTCGGTGTGCAGCTTGCCTATGCAGTGATCGCACCCTTGGTTGTTGTCATGCCTCGCCACGACCTCATACGCATCCCATCGGAAGGTGTCGCCGGGTTTGTATTTGGTCTGCTCGGTCATGGGTTGCCCTCCAGTTTCTCGGCCACGAGGTGCGCTCGGTACTCAGGGAACTTGGCCGGTGTGACGAAGATGGTGCCTTGCTCGCCGCAGTCGTGCCGCTTGAACAGGGGCACACCATCGGAGGTACCGCCATTCGCCTCGATGAGTTCGCAGAGTTCCGCGTCGTCTGGGCACTCGAACGCACAGCCCTCGTGAAGGTTGATCTCCGGCACGATGAGATACCAACGCCTGTCGATCTTGATGCGCGGATAGTAGTCGGGGTCTAGCTTGGTCGGTTCGGGCGTCTTCATATAGCTGTCCCCAAGCGGTTACGGATGTAGTCATACATGAGCTTGTAGGCCTCCTTGGACTTGTGGTTGAGCACGAGCTGGCGTATAGCCATGAGTTCCTCACGGTCTTCTGACTCGCTGGGCTGGTCGCCAAGCCCACGCTCGTTGTACTCGGTCTCTATGGCGCTGTCGTCGAACTCGGACAGGTCAACGTCTACTTCAACGGTTATCCATGTCATGGCTCATTCTCCTGTTGGTTGCCCTCGAACTCATTGAACTCTTGCAGGGTGTGAGGGAATCGCCCATGCAAGTCTCTGAACAGGACTGCGTTACAGTCACTGCACCATGGGCAGTATGACTTGCAGGGCTTGATAGCCCTTGTTCTGTACATGGTCGTGCTCTGTATGAAGTACTCCCATGACGGTTTGTCCATCTTCTTGAGTATGAGCTTCTTGCGCTTGCGTTGATTCATTTCAGTCCCAAGGTGTATATCGCAGGCTTTTTGAGGTTGCCTGACCAACAAACTAACCGAGCGCCAACAGCCGAGGGCGCTAATACTCGGAAGCCCTCTCAAGGGGCTTGAGTGTGTACCCGCTTTGGGTACACATCAAAGCTCAATCAACCACTAAGGAAAAATCATGGAAAAAGCTCAAATCCTCAAGAATATCGGTTCAATCGGTCGTGCATCCAAAAAGCTGACCGCCGACATTCAAGCGACTGCTGTCGGTTGCGCTCTCCACGCTGTCAAGCATGGTGACGTGACTCTTGCAGACCAACTCGTGGACGCCTTGGGTAAGGGTATGCGTAAAGCATCGTTGCGTGCCTGGTTCGAGACCAACACGCCAATGTTCATTGCCAAGGGCAAGGACAAGTTCAGCTTCGATACTGAGCGTGCTAAG